ATATATAAAAGATATTTCCTTCAACTATGGCTTCATATGGTTCTCGAGTTATTACAACTGTACCAGGTCGAGCAGATAACAGAGCATTTCTTGGAGCTGTTATTATTTTAAATGAAACAAGCCCGACAGGAACGGCATTTCTTGGAGCCACAGGACCAACAGGTCCAGAAGGATCAGGAACAGGCCCAACTGGATATACGGGCCCGACTGGATATACGGGTCCAACAGGTCCAACAGGTCAACCAGGTAGTGCCTCAAATACCGGAGCGACCGGATTTACCGGATATTCGGGACCGACGGGCTATACGGGTCCAACGGGTATGACGGGTTTTACCGGCTATACGGGCCCAACGGGTCCGACAGGCGATCCAGGCACTGCGGCAAATACCGGTGCAACAGGTTTTACCGGATATTCAGGCCCGACCGGCCATACCGGCTATACGGGACCGACGGGTATGACGGGTTTTACCGGATATACGGGACCGACGGGGCCAACAGGTGATCCGGGTAGTGCAGCAAATACCGGTGCAACAGGCTATACGGGTGATACGGGGCCAACGGGTCCGACAGGAGATGATGGATTACCCGGACCTACAGGTGAAACAGGGCCGACAGGTCCTCCAGGTTCTTTGGTGACAGCAGCTACAGGTCAAGTTTTGTTCATGTATGACAGTCATGCTACGGGTTCAAATGATATGATGTTTTCAGATTCATCTCTAAAATTGACATCCGATTTAATCATCTCCAACATTCCTCTTTCTATCAATCACTCTTCGTTGTATGCAGGTATGGCCAAGATTTCAAACGATGTCTTTTTAGAATCAAATTTCAATTTTGGAGCACATTGGTACTCATTGTCATCTCCATCTCCTGCAAAAGAATGGCGAGGGATAGCCACGAGCTCCGATGGTTTATATCAAACGTTTGTTACTTCACTGGTTTCCGATCCATCCTCGGCAGTTTGGGTATCACAGAATTATGGAGCCACGTGGACGGCTAAATTGACTACAGAAAATGCCAGTTTTTCCAAGGTAGCCATGAGTGCAAACGGAAAATATCAAGTGGCAAGTGCGATTACAATTGCTTCAGGTGGGTCAGATGGACGTTTATATGTTTCAAGTAATTATGGTTCAACTTGGGCTCCTGTCGGTATATTTGCTCAATACAATTATGTTTCCGTAAGTTCTTCTGGGCAATACATGTGTGCTTCTTCCAACAACCATCTATACGTATCTTCAGATTATGGTGCGGTGTGGGTTGAAACTTTAACACATTCAGGCTGGGTCATGACGACAGTAAGCACTGATGGTTCAGTAATGATGGCCTCGATCAATTCAGGAAACATCTATCGTTCTATTGATTACGGAGTTATATGGAATACAATTACAAGTTCTGGCACGTGGAATAACTTTTGTGCTTCTTCAGATGGAATGATTATTGTGGCTCAAAAGAATAGCTCAGGAATTTGGGTATCAACCGATGGAGGTGTCATCTTTACATTGGCCTATGCCACTGTGAATGACTTGGGAAGAATAACGTGCAGTCTGGATGCCAAGAGAATTATATGTGTTGATTCCGATTCTAATTTACTCTTGATTTCTACAGATTATGGAACGTCATGGACTACAAAAGCAGTTGTTGGATTAGTTACAGATATCAAGATTCTTCCTGATGGTTCTATGGGCTGGTATTGTGTGTATAACGGATTGATTTACCAGTCGCGTACTGATAAGATTGTGGGGCAAGATTTAACAATTACTAATCTGAGAATTTTGGGAGGAATGACCGGCGGAGTAATCACGGGAGCGACCGGCTATACCGGATGGACGGGGCATACGGGCTATACGGGCCCAACGGGTTTTACCGGCTATACGGGCCCAACCGGATATACGGGGCCGACAGGTGAACGAGGTGAACCGGGAATAGCTGCCATGACGGGTTCGACCGGATATACCGGATGGACGGGCCCGACAGGTGCCGGCGCGACCGGCTATACCGGATATACGGGTCATACGGGTCCAACAGGCCCGACAGGTGCCGGCGCGACCGGCTATACCGGATATACGGGTCATACGGGTCCAACAGGAACTGTAGATATGACAAACGCTTCGTTTTATTACATGTCAGCTACAGGTATGACGGGAGGAACTTTACAATTAATTATAACTACAGATTCTACTTCTACTACTACAGGAACGTTAACTGTTGGTGGAGGTGCAGGAATAGCCAAGAGCGTATATGTGGGAATGACGGGAAGTTTTGATACTCTTATCTCACGATCAACTGTAAATTCTACGTCAACATCCACAGGTTCTTTACAAGTTGGTGGAGGAGTAGCAATAGCCAAGAGTGTTTATATCGGGGGAACAACTGAAGCTTCTTCCACATCGACTGGTGCCTTTGTTTTAAGTGGAGGAATTGGATGTGGTAAAAACCTATGCGTGGGAGGAAATGTTCAAGTAAACAATTCGGTATATTCCATACAACCAAATGCTTCATCTTGGACGACGTATTCAAATCCCATTACATCATATGGAGTTTGTTGGTCTGACACATTGAATATATACTGTACGGTTGGTGTAGACAAGTCTTCGATTTCATATGATGGTACATCATGGACATCAGCATCTATCGCCACAGGTACATGGACGGCGGTATGTTGGTCGCCGAAATACAGTAAATTTCTGGCGGTATGTACGGATGTTCAACAATTTGCCACATCTTTAGATGGACTGGTTTGGGTCACTTATTACGCACCTATTCTCCAGAATTGGAGTAGTGTATGTTGGGATCCAACTTTAGAATTATTTTGTGCAGGAGCCACTGATTTAGTTGTAACGTCCAGTGATGGAACAGAGAGTGGTTGGAATATAATTGGAATTACGGGTATTTGGACAGGCATAACGTCTTCCGATTTTGGATTAGTAGCAGTTTCATCTATTAGTAGATTAGCGGCTATATCAACTGACGGAACAGTCTGGAGTACTCAAACAACTCCACCTGCAGCTTGGAAATCCGTATGTTGGTCTCCAGAGTTGAATTTAGTAGCCACGATTGGTGCTGGTATGGTAGCCACGTATAATGGAATTTCTTGGTCTTCGTATTCTATTGCTCCAAACTTGTGGTCTGGAATATGCTGGTCGGCAGAATTGGGAAGATTTATTGGAGTTCCCGGAACCACATATGGAAAAAATATTCAATCAACAAATGGAACAGTCTGGACTACTGTTTCTTCTTCACCTCAAATTTGGAATGGTATTACGGCTTCTCCGACTCTGAAAAACGCATGTGCCGTCGGAACGAATTATACAATGTCGGCCACGAATTCATCCGCCACATCAGTAATAGGACAATTATCTGTATTGAAAAATATATCGTGTGGAGCCACTGGTATATTCTCAGGAACAGTAGATTCTACTACCACGGCTACAGGTTCTGTTATTGTCGGTGGTGGAATTGGAATAGTCAAGAGTGTTTATGGCGGAATGACGGGTAGTTTCGATACTGTTATCGCCAGAGGAACAACTGATTCTACTTCAACGACTACAGGGGCTTTACAAGTTGGTGGTGGAATGGGAGTAGCCAAGAACTTTTATTGCGGGGCTACGGGAGTATTTATGGGGACAGTTGATTCCACTTCCACTTCTACAGGTTCTCTTATAGTGGGTGGAGGTTTAGGAATAACAAAGAGTTTATATGGTGGAATGACGGGAAGTTTTGATACTCTTATTGCACGTTCAACAGTTAATTCTACTTCAACATCGACGGGTTCTTTACTAATGGCGGGAGGCGTCGGAATAGCCAAGAACCTATGTGTTGGTGGAAACGAATATGTGTTTAATAACCCTTCACTACGCACAGGATACAGTAATAAAACTCTCGGACTTCATGCTGTTAGTTCATGGACGTCTCGTGTGACTGACTCTTGGACATGGACATCTGTTTGTTGGTCTCCAGAATTACACTTGTTCTGTTGTGTGGCAGATGGAACACTAATGATTTCACCTGATGGGAATACTTGGACAACACAAACATTATCTGCTCCTGATAGATGGAATGCTGTTTGTTGGTCTCCTGAACTTGGGCTATTCTGCGCTGTTGGATATGCTGCTTCAACTACAGGACAGGTTATTACTTCACCAGATGGAATCAACTGGACAACACAAAATTCTCTTTTAACAACCGATCGATGGACTGATATATGTTGGGCTCCTGAATTGGGAACATTTTGTGCTGTGGGGTATGGAACAAATAAAGTCATGACATCTATAAATGGAACTTCGTGGTCAGCACAAACCCCATCTGAAAGTCATCAATGGGATAAAGTTTGTTGGTCTCCTGAACTTGGACTATTCTGTGCAGTATCGGGAGTTGGAACATATTATATCATGACATCTCCGAATGGCAGTGCATGGACAAATCAAACAGGTGGTGCTTCATTTTTATATATATGTTGGTCTTCCGAGTTGGGATTATTTTGTGGAACATTGAATGGTGTTTCCAGTGTTTATGTTTCACCGGATGGTGTGACTTGGACGGAACACACATCGGCTCTATTAGTTAATGGTGGACCAATATGTTGGTCTCCTGAATTGGGACTATTTTGTGTTCCTTCCTATGGAGAGGCGAAAGTAATTGTATCTTCTAACGGTATAAATTGGTCATCTTATACGGCATCGGTAACTTCTGGAAGCTGGGTATCTATATGTTGGTCTCCTGAACTTGGAATCTTTTGTGCAGTCGATACTTCTTATTATGCTGTCATTACATCTACACAAGTTTATGATCAAGTTCCAAGCACAATTCCCAGTGCTATTAATACAATTACAAATACAACTCAATCTACTTCTACTTCCACAGGAAGTTTAATTCTTGGCGGTGGACTAGCAATAGCCAAGAATCTTTACGGAGGAATGACGGGAAGTTTCGATACAGTTATCGCTCGTTCAACTGTCAATTCTACGTCAACATCTACTGGAGCGGTACAAATATCTGGAGGAATGTCAATCACCAAGAACTTGTATGTTGGGGCCACGGGAATATTCTCAGGAACAGTTGATTCTACTTCCACTACAACAGGAACGGTAGTTGTGGGTGGAGGAATGGGAATAACCAAGAACCTTTACTGTGGGGCCACGGGTATATTTTCAGGAACAGTTGATTCTACTTCCACTACAACAGGAACGGTAGTTGTGGGTGGAGGAATGGGAATAACAAAGAAGTTATACATTGGTGAAAATGAATATGTGTTTAATAACCCTTCATTACGCTCAGGATATAGCAATACCACTTTAGGAACTAGGGCTGTTAGTTCTTGGACGGACATTGGAGCAATATCTGGTACATGGCTTTCTGTTTGTTGGTCTCCTGAATTGGGATTATTTTGTGCCGTTTCCACTACCAGTCAGGTTAATAATGTTTCAATATCAGTTGATGGTTTGTCATGGATGTCTCAAGTTACTCCAATTCCCATGGTATGGAATTCGGTATGTTGGTCACCTGAATTGAAATTATTCTGTGTAGTGGGAGCAACTACTGCAGGAAATAGGGTCATGACATCAGTTGATGGTATTAATTGGATTGCACATGGTAGTGCTGATGACACTCTTTATTGGTCGTCGGTATGTTGGTCTCCTGAATTGGGATTATTTTGTGCAGTTGCAGCATCAGGAGCAACTAACCGTGTTATGACGTCCCCAGATGGTACTAATTGGTCTTTACAAACCAGTTCAATTACAGCCACATGGGGGTCGGTATGTTGGTCTTCTGAATTGGGATTATTTTGTGCTGTCGGTGGAAGTGGAACGAACCGAGTTATGACATCTTCTGATGGAATATCTTGGGAGACACAAACGGCCACATCTAGATCATGGGGGTCGGTATGTTGGTCTTCTGAATTGGGATTATTTTGTGTATCAGGTATATCATCCAGTATTGTCATAACTTCAAGTAATGGAATTGATTGGGTGGATAGGACATGTTCGTCAGGAACCAATTCATGGATATCTGTATGTTGGTCTCCTGAATTGGGATTATTTTGTGCAGTTGCCTCCAGCGCAATAACAACATCTTCAGATGGAATCACGTGGATTAGTCAATCAACTTTGGGTTATGTATGGAAATCGATATGTTGGTCTCCTGAACTGGGATTATTTTGTTCTGTTGCAACAAATCGTATCATGACATCCAGAAAAGTATTAAATTCCAAAGCATCGGGAAACATCCCCCTGCATATTACAACTATTACAAATACAACTCAATCTACTTCAACATCTACAGGATCATTAATCTTGGGTGGAGGAATAGCAATAGCCAAGAGTGTATATGGAGGAATGACTGGTTCATTTGACACGGTAATAGCACGGGGAACTACAAATGCCACATCAACAACTACAGGTTCTTTAACCGTAGGAGGTGGTATGGGAATATTACAAAATCTCTATGTAGGAGCCACGGGTATCTTTTCAGGGACAGTTGATTCTACTTCAACATCAACAGGAGCATTAATCTTGGGTGGTGGAGTTGGTATTGGAAAGAATTTGTATTGTGGTGCCACGGGTATATTCTCAGGGACAGTTGATTCTACTACTACAGCTACAGGAACAGTTGTCGTTGGTGGAGGTGTGGGTATTGGAAAGAACTTGTATGTAGGAGCCACTGGTATATTCTCGGGGACAGTTGATTCTTCTTCCGTGGCGACAGGAACAGTAGTCGTTGGTGGAGGTGTTGGAATAACCAAGAACTTGTATGTGGGTGGAAACGAGTATGTTTTCAACAACCCTTCCTTACGTTCTGGATATAGTAATAAAACGCTGGGAGCGAGAGCAGTTACAACTTGGACGACATTAGCGATTGATTCTGGTTGTAATGCTATATGTTGGTCTCCGGAATTGGGATTGTTTTGTATGGGATTAAACTCCACTAGTCTGCTTTCATCGAATGGAATTGATTGGAACTCATACACAATAGACATAACTCTTTCTTCGATATGTTGGTCTCCGGAATTGGGAATATTCTGTGGTGTTGGAACTAATACCACGGCGAAATCTTCCGATGGAATAAACTGGAGTACATATTCGGTGGCAAATAATACATGGAAATCTGTTTGTTGGTCTCCAGAATTGGGATTATTCTGTGCAGTGGGATATTATACGAATGATACTGTTGGTAGATCTGCAATATCTTTAGATGGTATCTCATGGACTACACAATCATTAACAAGTGGTGGAGATACAACATGGTTCGATGTATGTTGGTCTCCGGAATTGGGAAAATTCTGTGCAGTGGGATCCATCACCTTCGAGAGCGCTGGTACGTATAATATGATGACATCATCTGATGGTGAGAATTGGTCATATATCACATTAGGTGCTACTCTTTGGACATCTGTTTGTTGGTCTCCTGAATTGGGAATATTTTGTGCTGGCGGATATGATGGGTCAAATATTGCCACTTCATCTAATGGAACCACATGGATGGCAATAACATCTCCATCATCAACAAATAACTGGAAGTCTATGGTTTGGTCTCCGGAATTGGGATTGTTTTGTGCGGTTTCATCAAGTAGCGATTTATCTGTTATCACTTCACCAAATGGAACTACTTGGACAACAAGAACATGTACAGCAGACTCATGGCGATCATTTTGCTGGTCTCCTGAATTGGGAATATTCTGTGGAGGTTCTTCTGGAAGTGTTGTTGCCATATCAACACAGGTCTATAATCAAGTCCCAAGCACAATCCCAAGTGTTATAAATAGAATTACAAACACAACAGATGGAACTACTACATCAACTGGAGCATTAATTGTAGGGGGCGGTGTGGGAATAGCCAAGAATGTATATGGTGGAATGACTGGTTCATTTGACACGGTAATAGCACGGGGAACTACAAATGCCACATCAACAACTACAGGTTCTTTAACCGTAGGAGGTGGTATGGGAATATTACAAAATCTCTATGTAGGAGCCACGGGTATCTTTTCAGGGACAGTTGATGCTTCTACTACAGCTACAGGAACAGTTGTCGTTGGTGGAGGTGTTGGTATTGGAAAGAACTTGTATGTTGGTGATACCGGTATGTTTTTGGGAACAGCCGAGGGAACCACTACATCAACAGGATCATTAGTTCTGTCTGGTGGTATCGGAATAGCCAAAAGTTGTACTATCGGTGGAGCATTAGTAAAAGGTACCGGTTCGTTCTTAATTACACACCCTGACCCATCAAAACCAAATATGAAACTCAAACATTGTTTCTGTGAAGCACCAACGAGAGGAACAAACTTTTACGAGTATATTGTTTCCACCAAAGATGGAGTGGCCTCAATTCCTCTTCCATCATATTTCAAGTTTCTAAACGAGCGTCCATATGTATATGTTAGTGCGAAAAATGTAATGGGATATGGATATGGAAATGTGGATGATGCTCTCGAAACAGTGTCTATATATTCCAATGTAGATGGAGACTATTTTGTCATGATTACAGGAGTGCGTAAAGATAAGTTGGCAAGCGACTTCTGGGACGGAAATGGAGGGGCAGAAATAATGGCTTAGATATTTTAATTTTTATATCATGTAATGATATAAAAATGAGAGGACAAGATGCTTCATAAATTCTTTGATGAGTAGTTTTATTTCTTGTATAGCTCAGAGAACTTTAGGTAACATAGATCTCCTTCGCATGAAATGTTGAAAGGATAAACTCCGCCTATCTTTTCTATCTCTTCAATGTTCTCATACTTTGTATTGACATCCATGAAATTTTTCTTGTTCTGAACGCGCTTTAAAATCTCAACGACAAAGTTCCCAATGTCCTCGAATTTTCGGCTTCCAGTATACCGAACAAATGGGCGCCCTTGAACATACAATACAAGATAAGGCACAGAATCAATTTTAGCGATAGTTTTCTGAGAGGCATAAACAACACCCGGATCATTTGATATGTTTAGGGCAGCAAAGGCGCAACTGGGTATCTGCTGGGATAGCTGTTTAAAGATGGGAAAGAGGTCATTACAATAGACACATTCTTTAGAGTAAAACATCACGAAACTTACGCCCTTGAGATTAGTGCATAATACTTTGCCTTTTTTCCCCTCGGCAATATGAAAATCATTTACCTTGAGAAACTGTATGGTGTTCATCTCCTTTTCTTACCGATATATCTTTTTAAATCCAAAAAAGATATATTTAGATATTATATGTCGTATACTACTCTATCAGAGATGAAAATGCGTTCTATTCATTCGGGACCACGTCTGTTTAGCCTATCCTCGACTTCAAGCCCTCATATTCAATCGGAACTTTTAAACACTCATTATTATGATGGGAAGATTACAATCAAACCACCATCATATCCCATGATGTCTCCATCAGACAAGAAGAGTATCTTGGAATCATTCCTTCATTCAATTAGGGAATGTTTGTCTCCACAAGCAACACATTACATGTCTATGATTATATCAGATATCGGAACCCCAAAGAATCACTGTTTAGCAAATGAAATGTATGCTGAAGACGTCTTGATAGCCATCTATGAAATTATTCGACACGATACAGAAAAAATCAAGAACACTTGTAGTCGATTATCAGAACAATTGAGTGATATCAGTTCAGGAGAATGTCCTGCGGGTAGAAACTTGCGATTGTATCAGATCTGGTTCTCTTTAACCTGAAAACTTGTTGAATAGATATATTCCCATCTGTTGATACGTAATAGTTTCCTCGGTAATAGAAAAGGCATCCCGTAGTTTAGAATCGGGAACAATCATCCTTTCCTTGGTGATCTTGTTCGTTTCAAGATATAAAAATAACTGACGGGTTATCTCGAGGTATTTCATTTTGGTTCCTACAGGGCATCCAAACAACAGACATAGTTGATCCGGAACAACAAGGCCAGATGACTCGTATAATTTATGAAGAGGAAGAGGAACTTTAACGTTGATGGACATTTAATATATGAATCTGTTCTTTATACATTTTATTCGTGTGAATAAAATGTTTCATTTTCTATCGCTCCATTCATTTTTCAACAGGGACAATTCCAGATTGATTTTCCTCATCATCTCTTTCTGCCTCTATTGTTTCTTCAGACTTGATATAGACTCGAATCTTTCCCAGAGAACCAACATTCAATTCAAATTTCAGAGGAAGGTCAGGTTTGGTATATATATGGATAATGCTCGACAGACCTGCCATCTTGACCAGTCGAATGATTTTTCCAGTCTCGAATGTCTGAGAATAAACAATCTTCTTTTCCTTGGCCTCATCTTCTTCGTCTGCTACTTCCCCCAGATTAACCTGACGAGACCATAGATTTTCTTTCCCAGCAAAGAAAGAAATTACATTACCATCCGATACAACCTTGATCTGTTTGGACAGCTTATTTAATGTTTTTAGTTTCTGAAACTCTTTGGCTGTTGTTTTAATGGGATTGGTATACCCGTCTGGGACATCTACTTCTACAGGATTAACATTTGTTATTACAAGATAACTGATCGTGCTTCCATTCTCTCCATTTGGACCGATTTTAATTCCTAAATCAGACGGGCGTTCCTTATCAATCAATAGCGTCAGAAAATCCTTCTTCTTGATAGGCTTGAGCATCTTGTGAAGATGAATAAGGTTTGTTCCAATGGGAAGTGATTTATTTTCCGGAGATTTAAACCCTTGAAAGTTGTCCTTGTTTAATTCCAAATCAACGAGGATAGTTCCATTCCGAGACTTGGTGTCGACACCAATAAGGCTGATTCCCTTGTTATCGATATTAAAACAAGCATCTTTTAGACATCCTTGGAGGAGTTCCGATAACACTTTAACAGTATAGCCTTCACGAGTTTTAACTTTCAATATAGACATATTAAAATAAGGAAAAAATCTTTTAAATAGGTTTAAAAGATATGGTTGTGCGACCTACGCTCTTTTTTCTTCTCCAGCATTCAAGTCCTCCAAAATCACATCAAGCCCAAGCCCATCATACTCGTCGTAATTATCATCATCGTCATCATATTCCTCGTGAGGATATGGAGATGGTGATGGATCCTCGTATTTTATTTCCTCGTGAATATCCAGCTCCCATTCGTTCTCCATAAACTCATTCATGATAGCTTCAATTTGTTGCTCTATATCTTCCCCGACGATACCATCATCTAACTGAATCATTTTTATTTATACACGTATACTTTAAACTACTCTCGGAAAAATTCCAAGTAGTGGATATCATACTTTTTGAATCTATCATACATGCCAGTCGTCTTGAAGTAGTCTGTAAATATTTCCTCGGCATTCATGAGTGTTCCCCGTTGATAACACTCGTCTATATGGTCGTATATATTCCCAATCGTATGGGCATCATCTGAATCACATATCAATAGATGATCTGCCACGTGGAATTTCTTATCATGGATATTATCCTTGGGGTTATATATTGTATGTGGTGAGAGGATATTTAAATCCAGATTCAGTCCTGATGGTATGAATAAATCATAGCGACTGATAACCACAACGTCGTATTTAAAGCCCATTTCTTGTTCATATTGTTCTTTCAACTGTATAGACTTTTTCTGGCTGAAACATTTCGAAAATATATTATTAGGTGTGATCCAAGAACTTGTCCTTGGATACTCTTTGCAAGTGGTGAAAGTCCGAGGGGCATCAGCCTGTATTTTTTTAGGGTGGTAATGAGACGATATCCAAGAGAAACAGTTCTCATCCATGACGACAGGCTTCTTAATTCCTGACCACGGAGCCACTTGAAACGGCGTTCCAACGCACTTGCTATCCCACCATAAATGACAAAACACATCGATGGAATAATTGGACAATAAATGTGTGTTAAACATATCAAATCCCTTTTCATAGAATCTTGGCTGGCCATTCAGGCACAAGGCGATTCTCTTTTTCTTTTCCGAGGGGGCTGGTGATGTCATTTTTATTATAGGTTATTTTTTTAAGTATAGTATGAACGTATTTCATACTATATTCCTCGGTTCCTCGCATACTCTCGTCTTCGGCTCGTTCCTCACATTCGTTCGGTTAAATCATCTTTAAAAAGTAGCGTCTCAGCATGGAACTTTTGAATGATAGATACACTATCAAGACAGATATAATTACAGAGAAAAGAAACGAGTAAAATAACAGAGATGGAATAGAGATGTTTTTGTTCACTTCCATGCTTGACTTGTATACCTTGTCTGGAGTAATCTTTTCCAGGTATTGGAATGTCTGTTCCTTTTTAACTACAAATGAGAATTTTGTCTGATAGAGGAGAAACATAATGATACAAAATAGGGCTACGAACAGAGACAAGACTCTATATTTTACCTCGTATGAAATGTTAAACATCTCCCCCCAAGACATGCCTGAATCGCCATAATATTCTTGGAATTTCTCTCGGAACTTTTCGATATCTTTTAATCTCTTGGAAGACATTGTTTCTACTAATTATCAAGAAGAAAATTTTAAAATATTTTTTACTGATAAGTATGACATCAGAAGACACTGTTTACAATTACCTTGTTCTGGTCTTGGTAGTACTTGTTCTGTGTGCCACTATTCTATTTAACGAATACTTTATCAGGTATTGTCTCGGGGGAACATGGAAGAATAGCCGTCAGATATGGGCATCCGTGATATCAGCATTTCTGTTATTGAGCTTGATGGTTGTCAGGTTCTACTATCTGAAAAATTATAACGAGAGAATTCTCGAAAAGGATAAGGCTCGGTACATGATGTTGGCACGGTCATCCTTTTATGTTTTACTGGTTCTTACGCTCTTGTTTATTCTTGGTCTGGTATTGTATGCCGGAAAATTTTCATGGGCAATTAAAAGTAATAATGTAGAGACGGGACGTGTAACAAATTGGTTTCGAGGAATACAAATGGTACCAGCCCAATGCCGTGTAATTCGTGCTTCCAGAGAACGTGAAAAGATGAGAAAAATACGTTCATCAACCAGACTATCCAGTCTACCCAAGTCAACACGAACATCTCTACCTTTATCAGATAAACGATCGACTGGAAGGAGATCGACTCGGATGGCTTCTATTGATGAGGTTGATGTTCATGTCGATGACACCTTGACATTTGATAACGAATAACCGTTTTATAATTGTTATATTATAAAACATCCGACTTCGTCTCATTCCTCTGCGCTTAACAATCTTGCGCTTCAATAGACACTGATTTCAAATCTTTTGTAAAGCCATCCAGCCATTCTTTCTTTTTTTCAGAAAAATCTTTTAATAAGGAATCAGCCGACTCTCCTTTTCCCTCAGGCTTCACCATATACAATGTTGATATCATAACTTTCTGTTCATTTTTTGGAAGATGAATATGAGAACGGAACCGTGCTACTCTACCCTTGACTTGTGCCATCAAAGCATCATTCCAGAATGGTTCTAAAATAAACAAGTGTCTTGTCTCTTTAAGGTCAAGACCTTCTCCTCCAGTCTTGCTAATGAGTAAGATCTTCACATTACCAGCATTGTAATCCATTTGGTTTTTGCTTCTCTGTTTCTTTGATAATGTTCCATTAATTACAGCGTATGGTATACGCTCCTTACCCTTCATCTTTTCGAGACGATCTATGATAAGTTGTTGTCCAGAAGCCAAGAATGATGAGTAAATGACACACTTGTAGTTTGGATTATTGGCATTTTCTTTCTTAATAGTTTTAATGATCCAGTCAACCTTGCGACTGTTTACGGCACTAGATTCTTCTGCTTTTTCCTCTAAATTTACATGAAAATTATTTACAGCCCTACGGATTCCATTATGAAATGCCCTAACCTTTGTATTCCCGTTCTCAATCTCTTCATAGTCTTTTAATTCACCAGGAGTCATAACAAATGTATGGTCGTTGGGTATCACTTCAGGATACTCGGATTTATCGTTGCATTCAAAGAAGGAAATCAGGCATCCAAAATAATCTCGTAATTGTTTGGGAGAAAAATATGATTTGTATGTAAAAGGTTCTCCCTTTTCTTTCGCCTCTTTTCTTTCTTTATCGTTTCCTTGTTCTTGTCTCTTGATTTCACTTCTAAACTCATTCATCTTCTCTTGTTTTTCAGGGGCAACCATCTCTATTAAATTCGCGATATCGGAACATGAATTTATGACAGGAGTAGCCGTGAGTAAAAGAACTTTGCCCGCGGTTTTAGCACACTTGGTAATGATACTGGATGCTTGTGATTCTTTCTTTTCATTGATTTCAGAACGTAGGTTATGAGCCTCGTCGATAATTAAAAATGTATTTTTCAAGCCATGTTTTATCTTTTTCTGGTATTCCATGGCAAACTTTCTCATTGTATAGAACTTGATTCGTGGGTCATCTGATTTGATACACAAGTTCTTTTTCCCACAATAGGCATCGAATTCCTTTTTCATATTCTCTTCAAGGGACTTTGGTGTGATGATTATAACATTCCACTCTTTTTTCTTATCTTTCAAGACACACTCAATTGCTGTGACTGCCGACAATGTCTTGCCACTTCCAACAGAATGTGATACAATCAGTCCTCGATGATTAAGTATATGTTTTACAATGGCTTCCTGGTGTCCTTTTAAGGGAAGTTGACTATCTCTTATACACGGCGTATTAGACTTGCTTGATTTAGCGTTAGAACACGATACACCCTTTTTTGTTTCCCCCATTTTTTTGCTCACTATACGTGCACACATTTCCTTTCTTGTTCCTTCATCGGAAAGACCATTAAGACGACATTGTTCTTGTATTTTTTCCTTTGGAAGGTTCTCGCATTTTTCCTTGAAAGATTGTGCCGCTAACTCTAAATCTTTACATAGTTCCTCACGGTCTTCATTGTATGGAACCTTTAAATGTTTGATAAAGGTTTTAATTTCTTCCTCAGTATATGTCATACATTTAGACTTTTGAAACTTGGGGCTCTTCTTTGCTTCCTTCTTTGATGTACTCTTTTTCTTTGGGCTCTTTTTTACCTTCTTTGATGTACTCTTTTTCTTTGGGCTCTTTTTTACCTTCTTTGATGTACTCTTTTTCTTTGGGCTCTTTTTTACCTTCTTTGATGGTGATTTAGATTTCAAAGAAAAGTCTTCTTTAGGGAACTTCTTTTCGGCTTCCTTTCTTTTTTCCTTGACCACATCAAGAAGCTTATCCACTTCTTTTTGAATCTTCTTTGCCTCTTTCTTCTTCGCTGGTGACTTCTTCGCTGGTGACTTCTTCACTGGTGACTTCTTCGCTGGTGACTTCTTTGCTGGACTCTTCTTCACAGGAGACTTCTTTCCCTTTTGTGCTTTCTTTAATAGTTTCTCGAGGGATTTGTGTGATGGTTTCTTCTTGTGAATCATTGCACATAATTTCTTTTTAGAGAGCTTGGAAGCCTTTGAGACTGTCATATCAAACATCATAGAAGCAATTGAGTCTAGTTCTTTCTTTGTAAATACATCTATTGTCTTCTTCGTCTTTCGTTTCTCACACGAGTCCATGGAATATTATTATAGATAAATATTTTATTTTTTAATTGTAAATGCTTTCATTGGAGACAGCCAAGAAAATAGGAAGAAAATTAGGGGTAGATTTTCGGGTCATTTCCCCTACCATCTTTCGTAAAGGAATGAAGATTGAGCTGGAACATGGAACAGAACATCGTCTTACCAATATCACTAATGATGACCTATTAATGACGGGGAAAATTGCCGTGGCACATATCATGGAGTTTCCCAACTACTACGAGGAACTTATCGAGATGGAAAAGCGTCTGAAAAAGCAATGGAAGGGAAAGAAGAAGCCTCGTGTCATTAAGAAAAGTAAAAATAGACGTTTATTTGTTTCAGAACAAATAAACATTAATGGAATCACTCACTTGCTCCTGAGGACGACTGAGACTGAGAGGTGGAGGAAGCCGTCTCAGATGGAGCAGATACCGGTGTCTGTGGAATCATTGAAGCCATATTCATTAGTCCAGAGATATCAGGCATTTGTCCACCTGCCCCACCCGACAATGATGATAAGGCTCCCTGTAGAGTTCCAAATAGTTTCTCAATATCTAATTTTCCATCAGACATTCCCTCTGTCATTGTCTTCATTATGTCCGTAAAGACTCCCGACGACATGATCTGCGAGATTGATTCCATTGGATTGGTATTTTTTGGGTCAATACTCGTCTCTACTTTCTTGACGAGAGAATTTAAAAATTTCCCCTCATTTGAATCGTCTTCCAATGTCTTTTTCAGAATAGATACGGCTTCACATGAAGGATTAATAGCCGTGGCGATCCTTATTAAATGCTTCCAGATAATCTTCTTTGTATCGGCATCGGCATGTTTCGTGATAATGTCTCCAACGTTAATGTAGGCTTTAGCGGAATAAAAGAGACACGGATGAGTTAATTTTGAAGCATCTTGTTTCAGAATTGCCTCTTGGTTCTTCTGAATAAACGCCGAAAAGAGTTCGATGTTATGTTCGATGGCCTTCTTCTGGACTACCTTGACCTTGGATAACAAATGATTATATAGTTTTAGAGAACGTTGTTGTGTACCAAATTCCGAGTTCAAGTCGCTAACAAACTCTGTAATATGGGAAAAGATTTTCAGTTGGCGCCCGAAATCTTGTGAGGTTTTTTCTTCCACGGGGTTCAATGATTGACTCATAATTCTTTCTCTTGAATATACAATGACCACTTTAAATTGAAAATAAAAACATAAACTGGACTGATATAATATAGTTAAAAACAAAAAATAAAAACAAAAGATGTCTGGGACAGTGGAACTGAAACGAAAATTCTATAATGAGGTGAGACAATATATGATTCAGTGTTTTGATGATTTGATTACACAGTTTCCTCAGGAAAAGGACTTGATTATGTTAAAGGTATTTGTCGAGAACGATATCCCTGCTGATCAACTTACAAAGATGCTTCATGAGAGTATATATTCAGTGAGACAGATGATTTATAAGAAGGATGCCGAGTTTTTCCTCAGTAAATTTAAACTATTCGATTCATTAGATACCAGCAAGGTAAATCACTTTAAAAAGATGTGGTTAGATCCGTCCTTGACGTCCGAGGGAAGAGACATCTTGTGGAACTGGTTCATTCTATTCGCCAAGTTTACAGAGCAGTACGAGACGCGGTTCAAGAACATGAAATAGATAGTAGGTGAGGTGAAGCACAGAGGAAGGTCAAGAACATTTTATGTTTCTACAAACATAAAATATAAGGAAATTATCTGCTCTCTAACTTGACAAGACGTTCTTTTAATTGCTTATTATCGGCTTCCAATTGAATGATATGAGTTGATAAATTGTTATACAACATAGTATAGTCGGCCTTCATAGCCTCTAACTTTTTATCGATAACATTATTTCTCTCTTCTTCTATTTTACAGAGTGATGTGTTGATAAACTCTACTATGAGTGTATTACTGGGAGTTTTAAGGGCATTCAAAGCCAGTTGAATGCAGATATTTGTATATGTCAATGGATCCATACAGTTATACTTTATACTTTATAAAGAGATTGTTTTAAAATTCATTTTTAAATTCCTCATGAAGAGGGGAAAGGGAGGGAGAGTGAACGGGGGAGAAGACCAGAGGAATGGTTCTTTATTTTATATCAAGAAAATAAAGAATACCTTATGAGGCATATCTCCACTTAAATCCATAGGCTGTTTTATTCAATCCTTTACAAACTGGAATTATACCACATGAAATTTTTTTACCAACACTAGCTGCTACTTCTAATAACGAATTGTATGTCGCAATAACTTCGCCGGTTTTAATATCAAGTTTCTGAACACTTTTTCCTCTACTATAAGAACTATTATAACTGGCTGTACACCATTCTAGGTTTGATACATGGTTATTGAGTTTGTTTTCATCTTTATGATTTACCATGGGATAGTTATTTGGATTCTCTAAAAATGTTATTGCTACAAGTCTGTGTGTTGTTAATGATATTCTTTTGTTTGTATCTGACCTCAATTGAACAAGATGATATATGTTGTTTGTTCCTCTTATAACTGTGTTCTTTTTACTGATAACAGTTCCATTTTCATTTATCTTATAGTTGGAGAAAGTTTCCCCGTTAATGGCTTTTATGGGATGAAATGAATTCGTGTCAGTAACTTTATATTCCTGTTCATATTCCCATTTAAATCCATATAATGACTTGTATTGTCCGGCACAACAGTCTAATAATGTGCATTTTTTATAGGATGGGTGATCGAGTATAATCTCTCTCCAATTATTCCAGCACTTAATAACAGTTCCCTCTAATGATTTTTGTAAAATTTTAAGGTTGTTTCTTGGTTGTGCCACTTTATTGAGACAGTTTTCTGTGGTAGTTGCTTCTCTTAAATTTGATACATGATTATTAAACTTATTTCTATCAATATGATCAATCACATTTCCCTCTTTAATTTCACCAACGAAAGAACGATAAACCAGAGAATGAACCGAGTGGAATTTATTCTTCTTATTATTAGCCAAAGTCACAGCATAATATACTGCTTTTGAAGGTTTTAATAATATCTTGGCATTTAAAGAGTATACATCCCCATACTCTGAGACAATATACTGAGTGTATCCTGGTATGGGCTTCCATTGTTTAGTAGTGTCTATTTCATCATGCTTTATATCCCTATATGTTCTTCTTATCTTTTTGCCTATATTTTCGAGACATATATGCTCATCATTTCCGTCTTTGAAATAAGAAATCTCGTTCTGTTTTAATGGCTCATAAAATGTCTCATACATGATTCTTGTTATTGAACGACTGATTTGTTTCTTCTTGCCCACATATAAACAGACAAACTTATAATTTCCTCTCTTCTTTACTTCCAATTTAATGCCTTCAGAACTGTACACATCGCCATTCGTATTGATTGTGTGTGTTGGTATGCCGTAAATCGGTTTCGTGTTCATCGTTTAAATGATTGTATAATATTTATAATATTTCATTTTTAAATTTAAAATCTCATCTCATTAAATAAAGAACAATAGAAGATGTCAGGAGTGGCATTGCCAAAGTGGAAATCGTATACATTACCCTCATGGGACGCCGTTCACATTCTTCGTTCGCCCCCCTCCTCTATCATGACACGCAAGAAGGAACGAGTCGACGTCAGCGATACTTTACATAATATCAGAAGCGACGACACCCGTATCAACGAGGGCGTGGCGTATTTGGCAAGAGGAAACAACTACATGCAAGATGTCAATTATAGCAATCACGGTGCAGGAGGAGCGACGACAATGCCCAATTTAGAATCGAAAAATCCCTATCGAAACAGCGAGTCATTTCGTCCGCCAATTTACAAGCAAGAGGATCTGTATCCACTTTCCCGTATGCCTCATTCCAACTTTGCTGTATCAACTAATCCGGGTATTCGTGGAGGCTTTGTTACACCTTTGCTACAAGAACGTTCGGATAAAGCCGAACAACAGACAGCAATTGCCAAGAAAAAAATCAACTATATTAGTATCCGTCCCACTGTCGTGTATAATCTAACCAAGCAACCAGAACCATCCAACTATAGCCATGCGATTGACGATAGACGTGTTTCTTATTCAGCCACTACCAATCTCTCTTCCAATCAAACAGATTCTTCTCGTGGAACTGACCAGATTAACCAAGAACAATACATCAAGGATAATCCATTACTAAAGAACATCTCTTCAAACTTTTCCATTGTTATTTACAATACGGGAAATCAAGATTATACAGAAGTCAAAGGAAGCGTCAAGGACAAGATGAACATTGCTGTGGCTTCAAGTCTGTCGCGTCCAATTGATCTGACAAGAGATGATGGAACCCCAATCAAACTCAAGGAATATCGATATAAAGTTGTCCAGTCAAACGTCAGTGGAGGACGTGATACTCTTGTGGTTTATCCTTCAACTGATATATATCTGGATAGAAACACACCGTTATACTCGGCGGAAAGTAATGTAAGTGGATATCAACAAGACGCGAGATTTAACGAGGATGGTGATGTGATATTGGCAGATCGTCCTCAAATGACGGCATCGGCTCCCGTTTCCCGTTCATACGGACAGAATGACCCCCGATATTCTTCTGAAAATAATGTCTCGCTAAGACGACAAGGAAATTACGGGGAGTTTATCAATGATAGAAACATTCCCACAGACCAAGTACGAAACATGCCACATCTTAAAAATAAATTCCACGCTCAAATTGATGAGGCAGATAGGTACATGAGATTTTAAATTTTAAATTTTTCATACAGTTGAATGTATGAAAAACTATTCGGTGCCCTCATTTCATTCGCACCTCCCATGCGGTCGGTTCATTCGTTCACTTCCATTATTTTCTTCTTGATACACTTGGTAAACTTCTTTGGACTGCTCTTTATATGCTTGATCTCTCTAAACTTGTCGACAACTCGACTCAGTTTATTATCGTCAGTAACATCTTCATATTCTTCTTCAGGAATAGCATGTACTGTATCGGTATACACTTCACTCATCTTTTTGTAGCCTCCGTCGTATACCATTGTAGCCAAATACTGTCCATCTTCGTCTCGTTTCATCTTGCCGTCTTTTGAAAATTCAAAGATATTCCGAGAGCTATCTTTCACAATATATTTTAATTTTCCGTCGCTCGTAAGCAGGGATGGAAAGACCAGATTAACAACTCCTTGTACTCCTTCGAGAAGACGTTCTTCGGTGAAGTGCTCTTCCATGATTTTACCTATCTTTTTCTTTGTGAGACCCAAGTCTTCCATGATGATGGTATTGTTTGTGTTGTTATGTGCAGAAGAATTCGTAATTGTTGTAGGTCGATTTGCCAGTTGAACAAGGGTCTCTTCCTTCTTCGCCAAAAGTTTATGCTGTTCTTCTATTGTTTTAGTGTACAAGTCGTCTCGGAACTTTTCATAGTCGGTTTTAATCTTGTTTATCTGCTCTTGACAGTCGGTTTTAATCTTGTTTATCTGCTCTTGACAGTCGGTTTTAATCTTGTTTATCTGCTCTTGACAGTCGGTTTTAATCTTGTTTATCTGCTCTTGACATTTCGTCTCAGTAGATTGTCTAAGAGAATCTAGTTCCATTTTATGAGTTTGTTTTAGAGACTCAAGTTCCTTCTCAGTAGATTGTCTAAGAGAATCTAGTTCCATTTTATGAGTTTGTTTTAGAGTCTCCATTTCCCTGACATGTTGTTGGTTTATTGGTTCTATACTATCGTGCTTCTTTTTTTCTTTGCATATCTTCATATGATTATCAAATGTTTTTTTCACAGTAAAGTCTCTCACACAATACTCACATTTAAATACCGGTCGAGATAAAACAATTCCTTTATCCCGTTGTATTTTGATACATTTCTTTGCTTTAGATTGGTGATTTTTCAATATCAGTTTAGACGTCAATACTGCTCCACATATGTCACATTTAAAAGACATCTTATATAGAGAGAACGTCCTTTTAAATATGTATTTTACTTTTTTGGTAAATACATTTACTTTTTTGGTGAATGTATTCACTTTTTTGGTGAATGTATTCACCAAAAAAGTGAATAAGGTGGAGCCAGAAAATAAGTATTTCCTATTTTTTAACCTCTTCCTTTTTCTGATATTTCCACGGGCATACATCACGCCCGTATTTAAGTTGATAGAATTTAGACCTTTTTATTAAAAAGCCCCTATAGCTTTTATAAAACACACAATAATCTTGTGTGTTTTCCTTTTTGGAATTATTATAGGTAGGTCTAATTATTTATTGAAGAGGAGGAGGGTAAGAAAAGACAACTAATCTTTTCTTGCTACCCCCCCCCCTTATCCGTATTTTAAAGCAGGTATCACAGAGGAACCAAAGGAATTATAAACCCATTTAAAACAACATTTCTCTTTGTAAATACTACCATGGAGACCCAACGAAAATTCGCGTGGATTAAACAACAACCTGACACTCGTGACTACCAATTTGAAGATCATTTCAAGTTCTCATTATCATCCTTCCCTGCCTCGTATGATCTGAGGACTTTGTATGAATGTCCGGCTCCGTATGATCAAGGAGCATTAGGTTCATGTACGGCCAACGCCGTGGGATTCAACTACCATTTCTGTGAAGTAGCGCAACAAAATACCACGGTCTTTACTCCGGCACGTCTGTATATTTATTACAATACTCGATTCATTCAAGGAAATACCACGTCTGATAATGGAGCATCACTGCGTGATTCAATGAAGAGTCTTGTAGTGGGAGGAGCATGTGATGAAAAGATATGGCCATATGTCACGACTAAATTCCGAAATCGTCCTGATGAAGTCTGCTATAAGCAAGGAGACTTGAACAAGGCTCTACAATACATTTCTGTGAAACAAGACATGACTCAACTTAAAACCGCTTTGACAAGCGGATTCCCTGTCTGTTTTGGATTTGCCGTCTATTCAAGTTTCGGGAAAGCTTCTTCGACTGGTCTGGTTTCAGTTCCAGACAAGACTACTGAAACGTATAGCGGTGGACATGCCGTGTCGTTAGTAGGGTATGATGATGCCAAGGTAATGCCAGACAATACTGTTGGAGCATGGATTGTTCGCAACTCATGGGGAGCAAACTGGGGAGATAAGGGATATTTCTACATGCCTTATCGATACCTGACGGATCCATCATTGGCTAGTGATTTCTGGATTCTGAGCAAGGTTTCTCCATATGGTCCAGCACCAGCTACTTCAACACCAGCACCTCTACCAACCGAACAAATTATGACTCTTATTTCAAGCATCAAATCGGAATTATCACAAGTAAATTCGGCTTCGAGTTATACATCAGTAGCAGGATCGTATGTGGTTAATGTTCGTGGTATGGTGACAAGTCTTTTAACCTATCTGAACGTCATGATATCACAGATTGGAAGCATTCAAAACCTGCTCAACTCGCAAGAGAAAACAATTAACACGGCCACCACAAAACTGGCTGTCGTCCCTACCATTCAACAAGAGGTTATCAACATTCAGAACATCGTCAAGCCTCCAGTCGTATAGATGAAATATCTTTTTTACAAGAATATCTTGTAAAAATCTTTTCCCTTTATAAATGTTGTCAGATCAAGTCAAGTATTCGGTCTTGTCTGGATTTTTATTTTTTATTTTCGCCTGTCCATTGGCATTTCAAATGTATGGCAGTTTCAACTCCACTAATGCATTGGCAATACACTCTGTACTATTTACTCTCATTGTCTTGTTGTTAATGATTATATTGAGTAAATAATCACTTGTAGGGAAGGGTTGGGTACGACATGTTTCTAAATATCTTTTTATACATGGGCTCAATGTTTGGAACGGAAGTAGAACGACTGAAGGGAGACTGACTGAAAGGAGCCGTTTGTGTAGCAAAGTCCCTTCGTGTGTCTGCTCGGTTCCTCTTCTCGCTATTTCGCGACGTCACATCAGATAAAACAGAGCATACTCCATAGAGACCAAAGGCGCTCAGAAAACCACCAATAATTTCAATAACGTTAGGCATCTTTCTTTATTTTTCCTAATAAACACCATCAACAATCATTTTTTCCAAGTCTATTTCCGGAAAGTCTTCCTTTTGTATCTCTTTTGGTTGTTCGTTTTTGTATTGAATGAGTTTATTAATATCCACTCGAACATCCACCATTCCTGTGCCCAAGTTTCCCATCTTGCCCAGAATAACAGATGAACTAATGTTGTTAATTGTTTCTACCTCTCCTCGGAATGCCGCTATAGCCATGTTATCAGATGACTGTTCAAAGGAAGCCTTTGTAAGCGGTCCAGTTTCATTTCTATTGATTCCATATCGGGAAACAGAGGATGGAATCCCGCGAAAGGTCATGGAGTCTACCAATAGTTTAAGATGAGAAGGATCGACCGAGCCGGAAGAAATGATTGCTTTAAACGCATTGATAAGGAATGTCCGAGTGGCTTCAATTCCAAAAATGTCAAATATCTCCCATACATTGTTTGATGTAGTGGTGCGAAAATCCACCAACGGGTGGGTCAAAAGTTCTATCAAGTTCGTTCCGAGAGTACTAATCTCCCACTCGTGTACCGACTGTATAGGAGGAGCGGAGGCCGACTGTAAGTGCGGAGTCCCGATAGGAGGACACGACACTGACTTTTTCTGATACCCAATCTGTTGTATTCCTGATACACCTGACACTTTAATGTTCAACAACTGATCCAGTACTACATCTCGAAGATAAAAATAGTTTTTATTCGAGTCGTTAATCATCAATGACATGTCTGACTTGCACGAGGCAATCTTGACTATCTTTTTTTGTTTCAATAAATCAAATAGAGCCGATGGACAATCCACAGAATCTGTTTTAATATACACATCAATGATGCCAATATAGTCTGGAGACCAGACACATACACAGTCTTGATATTCACGTTCAATAGTCTTGGATAATTCTTCCAAACTCGTCTCGTATCGCAAGAGCATGTCCTTGGACAAGTTTAGACGAATGCTCCATGGTATCGAAGAATATTCCGCTTCACTATCACGTAATACCGTGTCGAAAAACAAATACCATTGTTGTTCAGATTCTGTGAGGTGTTTATGTCGAAGAAAAAAGATTTGAACCGACTTGTCTGAAATAAATTGAGAGAGATATTTCTCTTCAAAATTTTTCCGACAAATCTTGCGCGTTTCAATCAGAGAAGGTGTGGGGTGAGCAAGTTTCAATGTTACAGTTGAGAATTTTTGTTTCTTGGAGAGGTTCATGAGTTCGTTTAAACGACTCATACCCATGTTGGCTGTTCCAAATGAAGAGATGCCGGAATAATGGAAACTATTTAATGTATTTTGTGTATTTGTTTCCGAGATACTTGATGAAGCCATGACACCAACACTTTCTCCCGGATTAACCTTGGATGTGTAGTACATTTTTAAAATCTCTTGTTTAAAGGCAGGAATCTGACACGGATATAACTCTTGATTTTTCAATTGCTCATATAATTCCAGCCTAATCTTTTCCAACACAGACATGGCTGTTTCCCATGATTGGTCTCCATCAACAGTAAGCTCATCGAGTATGTCGTCAATCTCTTCCCGTGTTAATTTCCGTTTAATCTCCAGTTCAAGAGCCATTTATTATACCCTGTCCTTCCTCTTTTAAAATCATTTTTGTAAGACAAGTCTCTTACAAAATTTCAATAAAAAATTATTCTTTTACAATCGGTGTATTCGCAGTGAGACGAAGTGCCTTGTTTTTAAGCTCTTGTTTCAACTCACTCATCATCTTATCATGGGTATCTACACGTGGTGATACATCAATGATGGACTTGTTCACTTCGATAATCATGTAATAAGAAAGCATTTGTGCTTCACTCGAAACGGAATTATATACCCACCCTGCCAGTGTGGTATTGATCTTTTTATAAATCTCAATCTTATTTTTAGTACACACATAATAAAGCCCTTCTTTCAGTTCTTTGTTCCCTGTAATTTCCGCCACAGATGGACGACATGAAATCTGGTTCTTTTTCTCCCCCTCATTAAAGGCAATATACTCTCTAACTTTCTTTTTTAAAATCTCATTAGCAACTTCGAAAGACGAGACGCATCCTAGCACGCTAATCATATGGTCACCAACAAGTTGAGAATACACAAGGAAGCCCATCTTCTTTTACTTATATATATTTTACTTTTTTAAAATCATTTTTATTTCCGGTGCAAGAGACCACGAACTGGTTTCTGCTCTTTCTCCTCCTTTCCCGACTCGCTTCGCTCGTCCTCCTTTCCTGTCTCAGTCTCCGTTCCGTCGTCGTCCTCTTCCTTGGGGAATACAAGCTGAACCTTTGGCTCTGGGTGTACCCGAGAAGATTTTAACTGGGCTAATTCAGTCTCTAATCTCTCCACACGTGAGATTAATGAGAGGAAATCCTTTTGAGAAATAGAAGATGATTGTGAAGCCGACTTTTCCAGCGGTTTAACTTTCCCATCACTGGCTTTTTTAATAAACTCGTTAATCTCCACAAGTTTAATCTTGGGAAATACCCATCCCTTCACGGAAGATTCCCCCATCTTTAGGTTGGAATTCCAAATACCACCCATAGTTTTTAGGGTATCACGGTACGCATATGTATCCCCAACAACAACCAACCCATCACCAACAGTCTTGACGATAATTTTTTCAGAACTCATTGCCCGTGATTTATATTTATCAAGTTCTTATTTGTTAATTCATTTTTTTATGAATAAAAATTATTATTTTTCCTTTCCTATCTTTAAAGACAATGAGCGTTGGTCAAGAGTTTAGTAATACAAAGCCTTCGGAATACTCCGACTTTGGACAGCCATACTCTGGATATTGGGAGGAACAAGATAAAGACCCTGTTAATCGTTGTTTACCCGGAGCATTTCTATCTCCGGGATTTCAGACGGCACAATTGGGAATGTGCCCAGACTTTATGACACAGAGATGTGGGAAAGAATGGGATAGTAAATGTGATTTATATTTCGAGTCGCTTGATAACATTAATGATGTCAGAGATTTTCTCTCTCAAACATTGTCAAAGAAATTCTGCCGACTGGCAAAGGATTCTAAATGCACTATTCAATGTCAACCATTCGACCCAATTGCCCAGAAAACCGCTCAAGTGTGTACGTATTTGGGAACGGAACCATTGAAAGATATCTCGGACAATCTTGATGTTGGATATTATTTCCCCGTAAATATGAGCCCAGACTACATGGGAAAATGCAAGCAAAATTGTGATGTGATTTCTCCCGACAAAATCGACCCGAATGATCCGGTCATTGACAAGATTCTTGATGTTGGATACCGTAGCCAAGTTCTCACCCAGATTTGTAAGTTGAGTATTGACACCAAGACTCCAATTTCAAACCCACGTCTGGCTGGATATTGCGATCGACTTGTCAAGGAAAAGGAACAAATCGTTGAGAAAATGTCAGGAGGGAAAATGAAAGCGGCTGATCAGGCCGTAGAATCATTCACACCTCCCATCGTGAAACGAATGATTGCCGTTCTTATTGGTCTTCTTATTCTGGCTGTTGGGTATATGGTGGTTCGAAAATACAGGATGAAAAAGTAAAAGGGACTTATACCCCCCCCCCCATCTTCGGCTCGGATTTTATTGCTTTTATAAACAATAAAATCTCTTAATGGAATGATGTAATGACACGGCGTCGTGCTGGAGCTACGTATCTCGTTTCATCTTTGGCTTGCATATACGTGGCTCGTTCTCTCAACTCTTTTGGGAGTTTTTCGCATGACAATTTCGTAATATTCCACCTACATTTTCGCATGTGATCGTCGTCAAACAATCCGTCCATTTCACACGTTGATTTATTCTTTAGCACTTGACAGCGTGATAACTTTTTTTCTTTCGGAATCGACCTCCTCTTGGCTGACCTCTTGATCCGCTTGGCAGACTTCTTTACCACCTTTTTTGGCTTGGCAGACTTCTTGATCACCTTCTTGGGCTTATAAGACTTTTTAGCCTTGGTCATTGCCTTCTTCAGTGATAATTTAGGATGGCTTTTACGGAACGAAGACAGATGCTTCATCCACGGGTTGGCTGGCTTTCTTGCTCTGCGTGGTTTACTTGGCATTTTTATTTATACACAATAAAAATGAATTTTAAAAAATAAAATCATAACAATAAAAAATGTTTCATCCAACCCCCTTACTGGAAGGATTTCTATCGGCATTTGCTTCTGCTAATTTTGTACATCCGGAAGAACGACAGGAAGAACGACAGGAAGAACGTCAGGAAGATGTTAAAGAGCCATTATCTATCGACAAGTCTCAATACTCTCATGACGACATCAAGTTCATTGAAGACAATAACCTCATATGCTCCATATGCCAGAACGTAATTCGGGCTACCGTGGCTGTCACTCCTTGTCTACATTATTTTTGTGATTGGTGTATTTTCAAACACATTGACTTGTCGGAACAACAAGGACAGGTCTCTCGTTGTCCCAACTGTAAAACGGAAATATCTCATGATGCCATCTTCTTTCATGAGCCACTGACAAAGAAACTGGATGCGTGTATGATTACTTGTTCCCACTACAATCCTGATGCCGAAAAGTTAAACTTAGAAACATGTCATAAACAAGTCCCGCGAAAGTTGTATAATTCCCATGTCGAAAACTGTCTCTACCGTCCCATTGGATGTTTAGACTGTAAAAAATCATTTTACAACAAGGATGAGTCATTGCATGCACTGGAATGCCCTGAACGGAAAATCAAGTGTGAAAAATGTTCTGTAATTGTTCTGTATAAAAATCTTCATGCACACATTGAAAAGGAGTGCCCTCATACCAATATAAAGTGCATGTATGATGAGTGTAATTTCTGTACTAAACGCAGAGACATGATTACACACTATCGGACGTGTGAATTTCGAACTGTATTGTGTAAAAATAAATGCAATCAAGCCATACAATATCGAGACCAGTCTTCTCATGATTTGACTTGTTATAAAAGACGAGAGGAATGTCCTCATTGTAAGAGTTCTATGCCCTTTGATATGTTGAATTCCCATTTTTCCATCTGTTGCCGAATTCCGGAAACATGTGGGGGATGTCAATGTCAATTTTCAAAAGAAGCCATGACCCAACATGAATGTCCCCATCAACTTATCGAATGTCAAGACTGTAAAATCCAAATTGAAAGACAAAATCTTGCCACACATTTCAGTCGAGAATGTATATATCGTATGGTTCCTTGTAAGCAATGCCACGAGCCAGTGGCTTTATTTAAGCACTTGGCTCATAGGTTAATCTGTCCAGAAGATAATATCAAGTGCCGATACTGCTTTGAACATTATAAACAAAAGAATGATGAACAACACAAGAACTCGTGCCCAAACATTAAAGTAGATTGCAAGTATTCAATTGCTGGATGCTATCATCAGTTTCCCCGAAAGGATACACAACAACACATGGATGAGAATAAAGATTACCACTTGGAATTATTATACGAGTTTATTATGAACTTAAAAGAGTAAGAAAGCAGATGATCTTTAACCTTTAAAGATTTAAAGGTTAAAGATAATGAATTTCTGGAAAAATAAACCTCTATGTGTACAGACAAACGTTTCTGTATGTACAGAGCTATCATCAAGGCAGGAACTTATTAGGCAAGTAGACGAGAGTATTTCTGCCAGTAAGTTTTTATTAGATTACAATGTTGTGAATCTCGAAGATGTGAATGTGCAAACACAAATGTGTGAGTTTGTTAATAAAAATTACATCACCTCGAGCTCAGACATAACACTCCATTATTCACAAGGTCTTTTTAATTACTTTTGTGGGCAAAATAATGTGGCAATTGCCTTTTATTCTAAACATAAAACAATGGTCGGGTTTATTGTTGGATGCAAGAGATGTATAGTAACAAGAGCACAAGAGAGCGGATGGAGAGACCACGATTCCATTGAGGTTAATTTTCTATGCCTTGTAGAACAGTTGAGAAGTCTACATGTTTCTTCCCACATGATATCTATTTTATCAAGAGAGTGTTTAAAGCGATTCGACACGGTAAATTCGGCCATATATACTATTGGGAAAAACATAAATTCCCCTTTCTTTTCGGCCAAAACATACTATCATCGCTCATTGAATACATATAAAATGGTAAAAACACATCTGTTAAGTCCCGACGAACGACATACAAGACGTATGTTTCACTACAAACAACCAGACATCCAAGTGGTTCACCTCAAAAACATAAATGAAAATACGCTCATGTATATCAAGGAGAAAATAGAGGAATATGAAACCACTCATTACGATATTTTCTATAGGAAATCATATGCTGAGATGTTCCATAATGAATGTTTTAATTGCTTCACCATCATGTCTCGAGACGGAGACATTACCGATTGTGTTTTAATGTATAGGCTTGATACAGCTTCCACACAAGATATAAATACGTTTTGTAAAGGAGGATACTTGTACTCTTACTTTTTTAGTAAGGATACTATATCACACAAGTTTAATGTGTTGGAATCCATAGCAAATTACTGTAAACAACATGACATTTTTGATATGATTACTATCATGGATCCCTTTGGATTGACCGATAAAGAATACCTCGATGGAAAGTATATACGGGGAACTGGATACTTGAACTATTACTATTATAATATGAATATCTACTCAATTCGTCCTGACAAGAACGGACTGGTAACAATTTAAGAGAGAATATTTTCACGGGGAACTTGCCCCGTGAAAATTATATTATTTAATGAAGACGTGGATGAAGGTACTCGCCGGTTTCAGGAATATAAAACAATGTCTTGTTCTTCTTTCGTCCCTCGGATGAGTCGGTAGTACAAGTGCAAGGTAAAGAGAGAGGTAGCGGAGACAATTCTTCGAATGGAGGAGTTGGAGTACAATTCATATTGTATATTGTACAATTCATATTGGCAAGAAGCGGAGGCGTTGATGGTGGGAAAACGAAAGAAGGTGTTGGTGGCGGAGGAGGAGGCACTGTTTGGAAATCTTCAGCGTTCACATTCAAGATAGACATTCTTGTGGTTGAATTCTATATATATATAATTACAAAAAATCATTTTTATATGCCTCTCTGCGCCCAATAGGCATCTCTTTCCATGCGTGTTTTTTTTAATTTGCGTGCCCATACAACAAGGTCAAGTCCTCTTTTACGGGCAAATTGTATACTGGTTGATGATAGATCCGGATAAATGACTATTGCCTTTTTGAGCTCTGGTCCATCAGCCTCTTTTCCTTTGACTTGTAATTTCTTCATCTTCTTTTCCAGCTCTTCAATGTCATCGTCCTCTTTTCCATCGTCCTCTTTACACTCTTTCTCTTGGTAAAACTCTTTTAATCTATCACTCAAGTCCTTTTTGTTTCCTCCAACTTTTAACTTGCATTTCCGGCACTCTTCTTTGAGTACAAGATTTGTATACGTGTTAATCTTTGCAACATCAAAGGTAGCCATTAATATGTACTATGATTACCGCGGAAAATCATTTTTCATTGGAAAGTCTCTTTGACTTTTTGAGAAATAAATTCCTCTAGTTTTTCAGTCTTGACCGTGTCTGGAATCAAGATGAGTGTGATTCCCATATCCTTACAGCGTTGATGCTTGAAAGAATCCCTTTCTTGTTGACGAATAAAATCACTATATACCTTGTGATAATATGGAGTGTATTTTCTATGCTGTATTCCCTGATACTCTACGGCTAAATGAAGTCCATCGTTATACATGTCCAGTTCCAGATTCTTTCCTGTCAGTGGATACTTTAAAAATTCCGGTCTCACTGTTGGGAATGGACAATGAAATATGTTTTCGATAATCTCTCTACATCTCTTTTCATTCTTTCTCTCACATATCTGTCGGGTATGTCTTGGTAATTCCAATGTGTCTTTTCTGTCTTGGATAAATGTCCAAAAGTCTGGTTGGTCTATATGACGTGCTTCCAACATCCACATAATAACAAGAACAACAACACATAGAGCCAGGATAACATACCACTTTCTTTTTACTAGATAGTCAATCAGTTCCATTACTAAGAAGAAATATATTTTTGAATTTTAGTGGGCATTACCCACCAAAATTCTAAGGACTTAAATCTTTTTTAGTTTCGGTGAAGGAGGAGCCGAAGGACCTTTCTTCATCTCTACAAACTTCATCACATTATTTGCGTCAGACTGAGACATTTTCACTCCATCTTTTCGCCCCGTAATTTTCTTTGAAGCCACATCCACTAAATAATCTACTTCATTGATGCGAGTAAAATAAATGTCTCCCTCGTGGAATATCTTGGGCTTTGAATCATCAACCTTCTCTGCCTTCTTTGCCACTTTCTTGGGCTTCTCTACAACCTTCTCTTCCGCCTCAGTTCCCTCGTCCTCAACCGCTTCTGCCTCAGTTCCCTCGTCCTCAACCGCCTCAACCACTTTTTTCTTTGCTACCTTCTTCTCTTTTTCTGCCTCTACATCCTCCTTCATTCCCTTTTCATAATGTTTAGAGCAGTATTTATCAGACTTTTTACACACCGATTTACTACAAGGTTGCCCGATATTCTTGCCCGTCTTGAGCTTAAATTGACACGATAACTTATTACCATTCTCATCGACATTCTTTTTCTTCTCGGCAGTTTTATAGTGCTTCGAACAGAAATTACCAGTGGCTGAATTTTTACATACAAGAGCCTTGCATTCCACACCTTTTCCTGATACATATTGACAGACTGGACGGCCATCAGCCACTGGATCCTTCTTTTTCAGTGTATATGATTCATTAATGTTCTCCCACAAGTTCATGAGTGTAGTTGATGTGATTTTTTCACTACCTTTCTTATCACAATTTTCCTTCATCAGTTTCGCGGCCTCTTGAATAAAGACTTTCACATACTTCTTCACCTCTACATCGAGGTAGGTTTGAATAGACACGGTGAGCGTTTTCGAGAGATTATCAGTCATTTCGTTGTTCTTAATTAGTTCTTTTAGTTATTGGTGATTTCTACCCTATAAAATTACAAAAAATCATTTTTTCTACGTCACAAAGCCCGAAAGGTAAAGAAGACATCACCGCACTTAACCACTACAAAGTCCTCGTGCTGTCCCCATTCGTTTGAAAGACCGCTATTGTTTCCCGTGCAAGAAGTAATATATTATTTTGAATTTTAGTGGGCATGTGTCCCCCACGAAAATTCTTACCAGTTTGATTTAGGCAATATCGATTTCTAGTTTATCATTCTCCAAGACGAATGACGCTACACTGAAACGCTCAATCCGAATATAATAATCTTTATAAAGAATCCTCTTTTAAAAGTGTTATTTAGCCGGATTGAGTGTCTCTTTCGCCGATGTCTCGTTCCTTTACGAACACCGCTCAATATTACCCACGCGTGAATGATTGTCGTTCCCCCGTAGTAGCGCCACGGTTCGGACGGGTAAATCATGTTCCAATAAACACTGCTTTACCAATCCTAAATGTTTTAAATACATATTCTTTGCTGCATTGACGTCTCGATCCATAATCGCTCCGCATCTTGGAT